AAAAAGATTAAAAAGTTTCCCTTTACAAACCCCCCCCCCCCATGATATTGTTAAAATATGAGTTGTATGCATCCTCTTGTAGCTAAGAAATCTAGATTTAAAAATCATAAAGGCAAGTATACCCTTAAGATCGTTAATAAGGATCATTTTGCTGATGAATTAATTAATCCTGCTGATGAATCTCAATGGGAATATATTAACTTGCCATGTGGTAAATGTGCTGGTTGTCAGCGTGATAGAGCTAGAGATTGGATGGTTAGAAACTGTCTTGAAGCTATGACATCTAAATCAGCTTATTTCTTTACTATAACCTATGATGAAGATCATATGGATTCTCTTGAGCTTGTTCGTGAGGATTTAATGACCTTTATAAGGACATTAAGAGATTCGCAACGATATTACTATGATAACGATAATATTCGCTACTTTGGATGTGGTGAGTATGGTGGTGCGAATGGCCGAAGACATTTTCATCTCATTTTATACAATGCGATCATCCAAGATTTAGAACCTTGTAAGGTATCATCAGGTGAGCTTCTTTATAGCTCTAAATATATTGATTCACTTTGGACTAAAGGATTTATTTGGATTGGTGTAGCTAAACCTGGTTCCATGATGTATGTCGCACAGTATGTTTTTAAGAAACAAAAAAAGAATCGTGATGGTGAATATGACTTTGCGCCTGAGTTTGTTTGTTGTTCCACTATGCCTGGTATAGGTTATGATTGGCTTTTTCATCATCGTTCTGACATTGTTCGTGATCATGGTGTTTATTTATTTACTGATCATAGATGGAAATTATTCCCTCCTCCAAAGTATTTTTATAAGATTTGCGAGAATATTAATTTTGATTGTCAGTCAGTTAAAGATTACTGGCTTAAAAGAATGTATGAAGATGTAGATGAGCATATTCTTCATGATAAGTCTATGCGTGACGAAGCTTATTCTCTGGAGAAGTTGGTTGAAGCACAAAATCGCATGAGAGGTACTATATAATGTTTGAAAAGATTCTTGAGATTATTAACGCTTATTACTATGTAATTGTTATTGTCATCAGCGCTGTATTGCTTATTATTCAATGCTTCGTTAAGAAGAATAATACTAAGTATGGTGATATGGTTGATTTCCAGCTTATATTTAACCTGGTCAATGAGGCTGAGGTTAAGTTCCCTGGATCTAATAGAGGTGCTGAGAAGCTAGCCTATGTCATTTCTAAGGCTAATAATTTGCCCTCTAGCGAAGTTTTAAAGCTGGTTGAAGTCATTCTTGCTTCACCTGAAAAAAAATAATAGGAGGCGTTTTTTATGCGCAAAAGTAGAAGAGATAGGCGAATCTTTAAAAAAACCGCCAACAGGACTCGTAAGGTCAATACTAATCCTGTGATTACTCGTGGAGGTACATGTTTATGAATGTGTATGCCATTTTTGACCGTAAAGCTCAAAAGTATGGCCCTATACAATTAGAGCTAAATCATTTCACTGTTCAGCGTGCTTTATCGCAAGTTGTTAATGGTGATCCTAATCAGTCGCTTCTTGCTAAGTTTACTGAAGATTATGACCTTTATCAAGTTGGATCTTATGATGATCAAACTGGTATCTTAACCTCAAAAATTGAGTTTGTATGTAATTTAATTCAAATTAAAGATGTACATCAAGAATAGTACTGAATTAAGAAAAGACAAGCTTTATTCTAATCCTGGTAATGGTATTTTAGAGCACTATAAGTTAAGCTTTGAAAATGACCTTGTAAATGGTGAGCTCGTTCTTGATTTTGAAGAGAATCTGAATGATATCATCCAATCATATCATGATGAGGTTGCTATTGAGAGATTAATAGCTCGTGCTGAAGCCGGTGATGTTGATTCTTTAACATCAGGAAGAAGAGCGATAGAGATTCCTGCTGGTGTTGATTTTGATCCTGAGATGGATGTTGATAAAGCTTTAAGAGATGTATATGGTTCTTATACTTTCAAAGACCAAGTTGCTTATGAAGATTTCGTTAAGCTTGTTCTTGGTGGAAAGTTTGATGAGCTTAATTTGAGTTCTAAGGAGGAAAAACATGAGGAATGATATTAAAGCGTATAGTTCATTTTTTCAACTATCAAAAAACACTAGAGGAAGATATAAACATAATTTGACACATCCTCATCACTTTACCATGATGAGTGGTCTTTTATTCCCTATGGATATACCATGGGAAGTTCTTCCTGGTGATACATTTAGCGTAAAACAACGCACTATAGTTCGTGCTTCTAATCCTCTTCCAACACCTGTTATGGATACTTTGACTATGACGATCGGCTATTGGTATTGTCCTTATAGAATCCTTTACCCTGGCTTTGATAAATTCATCATGAATGTTGTTAGTGACGGTACTGGATCTAACTATATTAAGGATTTAAACGGTGTACTTCCTTATTACAATACTTCTAAGCTTGCTGTTACTGAAAAGAATGGTTTATTGGACTATTTAGGTGTTCCTGGTAATACTCCTCTTGGCCCTCAATTTTCTATTCTTGGTAGTGAGGCCTATTATAAAATCTGGAATAGATGGTGGCGTTATGAATCACTTCAACCTGAAGTTCTTTTACATCCAACTGCTACATCAATTCCTTATGACTATACTAATACTCCTACTCATAGTTATTCTAATTGTTTAACCAATTATGTATATGGCTCTGAAAAGGATTGCCTTTGTCCTGTCAATCGTAAAGCTGATGTTTTCAGTAGATGTCTTCCTGCACCTGCTAGAGGTGAAGATGTTCTCATGGATCTTTCAGTACCTCAATCGTTCACTGGTTCGCTTCAAAATGTTATAGGTCTATTCGGTACAGCACCTGGTGGACAATCAGGTATTAAGACAGTTTCCGCTCAAACATCTTATGATGTTGGCACTGCTAAAGCTTATACTATTGGTGCTTCATCTAACAATGATCTTTTAGTTGGATTCAGTAATTTACATGGTGGTACTATTAATGCTCTTGTTAATGCTTTTGCCATCTACAAGCTAAAAGAAATTGACGCTCAATATGGTTCTAGAATTAATGAATGGACTATTGGACATTATGGTGTAAATGTTCCTGATTCAAGAGTACAAGAGCCTGAGCTTCTTGCTCTTCATGAGTTTGATCTGAATATTAACCAAATTACTCAAACATCTAAAACTGATTCCACTGATTATCTTGGTTCAGTTGGTGCTCAATCAATCACTAATGATGGTAAATATATGTTTACTAAGAGCTTTAATGAGTTTGGTCTTATTCTATGTCTTGGCTGTATTAGAGTTAAACATCATAGCTACTCTCAAGGTATTCCTTTCGCACTGTCTAAATTAACTAGATTTCAATTTTATTTTAATGAGCTTGCGAATGTTCCTGATCAACCTCTTTATAAGAGATTTATCTATAATAATCCAAATAACGCTTCTGATGTTTTTGGTTACCAGGAGCCTTGGTTTGAATATAAACACATGGCTTCCACTGTATCAGGTATGATGAGACCTCAATATTCTGGAAGTTACGATATGTGGACATTTACTGATGAATATTCTACTGTACCGTCATTATCAGCTTCATGGATGTATGAAGATCCATCTAATGTTGATAGAGTTTTATACGTTACTCAAGATTTAGCTACTCCTGGCTTCCTTGTTGATTGTGGATTTTTTGTAGACGCTTATAGACAAGTTCCGCTACATTCAAACCCTGCTTCACTTAAAGGAGTATTATAATGCCTTATGTTCAAGCTCTAGATTGGGATGATGATCCACCTCAAACTGAGCCTGGTGATAATGGTCGTCCTGATGTAATTACTGATCCTACATATACCGGTGCATATTGGCGTGCCCAACAAGCTCATGGTGATGCAGGTCTCCCATCTAATTCTTCTCTATCAGAAGTGCCTAATGATTCAACTACTTCATCACCTCAGGAAGCAGGTTTTGACGCCTATAATGGTAATATCGCTGCTAGTGAAACTGGTGGTGTTGTAAATGTTGAATGGTTTTATAATCAAATTGTTAATGCTATTGAGAATCAAATGAAGTTTAATCAAAACAGTGCTGATAAAGAGATGGCTTTTAATGCTGATCAAGCTGAGATTAATCGTAAGTGGCAAGAGTACATGCAAGATTCATACTATGAACGTATGGTTGCTAGTATGAAAAGAGCAGGTTTAAATCCCACTTTGATTGGTCTTGGTGCAGTACAATCTCCATCCACTCCATCAGGAGCAACTGCTAGTGGTTCTTCGGCTTCTATCTCTTCTAATTCTTCTGCTTTTAATGGCTTAATGAGTGCTATCATGGATAATCTCTATGAAGTCTTTAAGATGAATGACGCTTTAAATGGTTGGGTTGATACTTTTAATAAGCTCATTGTTGGTCTTCTTGGTTCTTATAAGTAGGGTTGCAGGCAGTCGTGTCCTGGAACGCTCCAGACTTTATATTTTGCGCTGAGCGAAAAGTTTTTAAGCGCGCCCGAGCTAATGATGGCGATCATGTAAGTACACTCGGGCGCGTCATGCATGGAAGTACACCTGGCGGATGAGCGTTAAGAAAATCTGATATGTTATCTACAATTAGAAAACTGAACCTAGTTTTATAATTCTACACGTTAATTTGCGCGTGCGCGTTTCTTCGTGCGCGTGTAAAATATTATCGTGTGGATTAGTAGAATTAAAAGAAAAAATAACCTAAAAAAAGGCCGTTGGCCTTATCATCATCGCGTCGGCCCTGAGGAGACGCAGTATCAGATTTTTAGCGAACTCTCCGCTGTAAGTGCAAACGCGCCCGAGTGTACTTACATGATCGCCATGATGAGAGAGGAAGCGCTTAAAAAATATATGAGCGCGCGTGCGCTCTATATATATTATTATGCTGGACATTATTACTTGTTTATATATGTCCAGCTCGTGAAAAAAGGTCAGGTTTAATCCTGGCCTTTGACATAGATATACATGATTATTTTATCATAGATTTTCTAGTATCTCATCTAATGTTTCTATGAAGTCATATAATAGATTTACTACTATTATCATTGTTTTATCATTTTGTGTTATTAGTTCTATGTAATAATCTCTATCTTTTTCATAGGTTTTTTTTAGATCTATTAACTTATTTTGAAGTTCTATTTTTTTCACGATATTCTTTTACCCATTCTTTTGGATTTACATCAATAGATATTTCACCACTTTTTACTGCTTTGTCATAAGCAATCCATTCTTCATCAGTTAGTCCTTTTTTTACATTGACTTTAATTTCTGTAGGAATCGGCATATCTTTTCCTTTATGTGTCATCCTCCAGTAGTTAAGTGTCATGTTATCTAGTGCATAACTTTCAGGCATATTGATTTCTTCGGCCAATCTTTTGATGATTGCATCAGTTAGTCCTGTTATACTATACATTTTTTTCATTCTTTTCATGTTTCCTCCTATCAATATATATGT